GTTCTTTAGTATTTCTGATTTCGTATCTGTGAATTTCTTCAAGCAGTTGCTTATACGTTTTTCGCACTCCATGTGCGTGATATGGTATCTTATATTTTTTTGCATAATGAAGTATCTTATTGAATTTCTCATCATGCGGTGTTGTTAGATTATTTGTATCTTTTATTTCAACAATATCATTAACTATTGGTTTTTTACTTTGTCTATTTCCTAATTTCATATACTCATTTCCCTCAAGTAAACCCTTCTCTAAAAGTGTTAAGTTAGTTTTATCCTTTCCTAAATTACGTTGATAATCTAATCCCCTTTGTATCAGTGTAGTATCTAAACTTTTTTTAATTTTTGCGGTATCTAATAAAGTTCTTGCCATTCCAGTTGTTTTATTTTTCCCCAACATTTTTTTTCTCTCTTCTAATTTTTTTGCATCTTCCAATTCTTTTGCTCGCAATAACAAAGTATTCTTTTTATACATTATATTACTATACATTTTTTTTAAGACTTATATGTTTCATCATATAATTCACCTGTATCTTATTCATCAAGTTATTGTATTTAGTTTCTTCACCTAGTTTGACATTACGGGCACTATTCTTTACAATTTTTCTAAATGAATTACATAGTAGATACGCCTCACCTGTTGTATAAATTTGTTCAAAAAATTTAACTTCATTTTTAGAACCGATAGCAAGATGTTTATTATCTTGTGCAAAATTATATACTTCTAATTCCTTATTAGGTTCTACATAATATTTCTCCTCATCCCATGCAACTGCTTCACCTTTTACCCCATGCTTAATAGTTTTTTGTTTAATGAAATCTTCTTTCATAGTTAACATCAAAGCATTTTCATTCAAACCTTTGAATCTAAATTTTGCTTTATTATCAACAGCATAACACCATGATTTTTTCTCAAGACAATAGAATACATAATCATTACCTAAACTATCTTCTAACTCATCTTCAAATGCTCCAAATATTTTACTACCATATTCAAAGACTCTATGATTTTTATATCGCTCATCAATCTTCTCAACTTCCTCCCAATGTGGTACTTGAACGTTCTCTTTATCAACCCATTCTTTCCATTCTAAAAATCTACTATACCTAAATTTAGATGCATCTGTATCAGTATATAATAATTGGTCTAAACCAACTTTACTATATGAATAGTCATACATATATCTTTTAGAGTAATCATAAATCAAAACACCTAAGTAAATAGGTCTTTGTCTTTTAATCAAACTTTCACCGCTTACTTCATATGATAAAAATAATTTCCCACCAATAGAGTTAATAAAGTTTACAGATTCTGCTTTATCCTGTATCTGAAGGTAATCACTCACACATTTAACTTCACTAGTTTTTTCTGTATGTAAACCTTCTATAACCTTCCCAGATAAAGAGTTCATTAATAATTTTAATGTCTCCCTTAATGCTGAATTATATGATACATCTTTATTTTTCTTTTTATCATCTTGTTCATTTTTAGCCTGCATAAAGTCTAATAAGAAATCAAACATATCACAACTCTTTTTTCTATCAGTAAAATAAAATCCATTCTTAATAACAACTTTACATTCATACTTTAATAATAATTCAATCATAACATTACTAATCAAATAATTTTCTAATACTTCTTCATGACCCCAATCATTCTCAATTTTAGATTTCTTTGCATAAATTTTTGGTAGGTTCTTTGCTCTTAAATTAGATTGGTCAATATCACAATAATAAAAACCAATAACATCAGGTCCCATATAAACATCAGTATTTAGTTTTTCCCCACATGGATAATATACAGGTGCTACAGACATACTATAAGGATATAAAGAACATACGTCAGTAGATACTAAACGTTCTTCCACTTTCTGAACACCATTAAATAATTCAACCCTACCTGCAATTTTAGAATTCTGTAAATCAGTATATTCTTCAAATGTGAGATTAGGTAATTTGAAATCTTTATTTTTCTTATTATCCTCAAACACTTTATAGATTAATGAACCAACAGTTTTTATTTCATGTAAATTTTTTGCGTATTTTTCTGTCGCTTTAATTGATTCAAGTGCTTCTCTATATTTGAAAAATAATACTGCTGTCGCAAGTACATCATATTCGTTATATTCTTTTAGTTCCTCATTATCGGTAATAAAATTAATCAGACCTCCATTTAGATATAGTTGTTGTGCTTTGTTATGGTCAAAACTTTTCTTTGCACAGCAATTAATTTTAAATGATTCGCAATTACTTTTTAATGAACCCATTAAATGTTTATGGATATCAAATGTATTATGTCTACCACACATATGAAAGTTAAGTAATTGACTACCATTATAAAAGATATCAGTAATTGAAAATTCTGAATTAGGACCTTTATATCTCAATAATGCATCAAGAAAAATAAAATTGTCGAAATTTGTATTATTAAACCCGATGAAAACAAACGCTGTATCAAATTGATTTTCTAATATCCAATTAATAAATTCATTAGAACAATTATAACCTAAAAATGTAATGCATTTATCTTTTCTAATTTGTTGAACTTTTTCCATATCTTTTTCTAAGTCTGCTTTATTAAGTTCACATAGTTCATCATTAGTTAAAACAAGAATAGATAAACTATATTCTTTCATACAATGACTTTGTTCAAAATCAATAACAGTTTCATAATCAAAGAAAACATATTTTAATTCAACATGAACATTACTACGACTATTAATATTCATTTCTTTTGGTTTAAATAATAGTTCACCATTCTTAAGAATATAACTTGACAATGTGATGTAAACATCATCGCAAATTTTAAGGTCTCCTTTTATCACATCGTAATGCTTGTTAACTTCATCAAAGATAATTGTAGCCTCCACTCCATCAGCAGTATTTTTATTACAATATAAATATGCGATATTAATATCATGTTCAATATCAATTGTTGAACTTCCACATTTTCTAACATTACCATTCTTATCTGTATATTCAACATACATCAAACCATTCTCTCTAATAATTTCAGGAGGTGTTTTTCTTAATGTAAATGAATTACCTATAATATTAATTGGTAGGTTATTTTGTTTAATAAATTCTTTTAGATTATTAAAATCTCTTAATTCAGATGGTTTGACTTTATCAAGATTAATTTTCATTCCTTGGTTTTTTATTTTAAGTAAACACTGATAAGCACAATCTTTATTACCAACTTCTTTTCCTTTAATAGTTGATTTTGTCTCTTCAATACCCTCAACTTCAAATATCATTTTATCACTACTCCCATTACCTTCAGTTTTTAAATTTGCACATGAAATAGAAAATACATTTAAATTTAATTCCCATACATTAGGGTCAATAGCATCACTAGAAACAGATTGATTAATTCCCCCAATTTTAACTTTACCTGTTTTAAAATTACCACTCGCTATTAAATCATATTGTTCTTTAAATAATTCATATGTTGTCATTTCTTGTCTCATGATACTAACATATCTTGGATTACCATCAATAAGACTATTAAAATATAATGTGGCTGATGTTGCACTTTTTGAATTTGAGTTTGGTGTGATACCTAGTTTATTATCCACCTCTTCAAAACCTCTCATTATTAAATTATAAAGTCCTTCTAATGTATAAACATTACTTACTTCAAATAAAAATTTTGAAAAGAATTTAATTTTATCAATTAGTTTGAATCCAGTAATTTTAGGAAATACAGGTACAGGTTTTGGTTTAATTAGATTTTCAATTCTAACTCTTGTTTTTTTAATTGTATCAATCCTTGCAGTCTGAGTTAGTTTTCTATAGAGAGCCCACCATGTTCTCCCATCAATTTTATTTCTCGCATTGTTTAATTCAGCAATAACTTCGTTAAGTAATCTTTGTTTAGCACTAATTCTTGGCATATATATAATACTAGATAATATTTTTCTTTTAAATATAAATTAAATTAATTATTATTTAAAAAAACTAGACCTTTTTTTCCTTTTTTACATATTTACGTTTGGGTTTTTCTATAACTACGGGTTTGACATCATCATTACTTGAGTCATCTAATAAAAATTCTTTAATGGGTTGTTCTACATCAACAACTATTTCTTTAGTTTTCTTGGGTCTACCTTTTGGTTTAACCACTCCACCTGCATCTAAAAATTCTTTCATTTTCTTTTCTCTATATTTAGCATTATTAATTTTACTTCTCTCATTATATTTTTTCTTCCATTCATCATCACCCTTTTTATTTTGATAAAGTTTTCTTTGTAATGCACAATATTTATCAGGGTATTTATCTCTATATTTTTGTTGAGCAACTCTACAGGCTGGAGAGTAAGTATTCTTTTTAATTTCAATAATCGGATTCTCATCTTTCTCACCAACAAAATTAACAACTACTTTATCTGCTTCTTTTTGTTGTGCCTCAAATTCTACTAAACTTTTAATATTAGTCCACTCATCAGTTTTGTTGTCTTGTTTGTCCTGCATGTATTCGATTGAATTTAAAAAAAACATTCTATATAATATAATATTAGAAAATTATTTTTTTAAATCATTTTTATTTTATTTTTTAAAAAACTAGATATTTTTATTTTATAATTAAATATATATGGAAGAAAAATCTAGTAATTCTCTAAAGAGATATCATAATGACAGAATTAAAATCAATGAGAAACAGAAATTTTACTTTAGAACTGTTTATTATTGGAAAAATCGTCAAAAATTATTAGACTACCAACGCATTAGAAGACAAGAAATAGATGGTTTATATCCTAGAAGTGATATGAATTATTTAATTTCAAAAAATCTTGCTGTAAAACCTCATGAAGTTATTATAGAAAAAAATATAACAGTTTATTTTTAATATATTAGTTTTGCAAATTGTTTTTCACTATGTATAAAATCATTTTCTTTCCATATCTTTTTTAATAATGATTTTAATATTGTTAAATTTTTTTTTACATCTTTATTCCAAAGATTTAGAAACTTACTATAATCATCTAAATATGTTTCTCCATCTTGCCATTCTTCAAGTATATAATCACATACGATGCAATACCATCCACATTCAGTGCTATTAATATTTTGTATTTCTCTATTATTACAATAAACAGGTTTAAAAGGTTTTAAGAAATCAGAAACTGATTTAGGCATTCCAAATCCAAATGCGTCAAAATATAAAGCATGAACTAATCTAGGTTTATCATCTTCTGAATCACTTTCTTCTCTATCCGCATCACTATAAATTTTTGCAAACACCCAATGTGAGCCATTGTTTCCTTCACCATCAACTTTATCATCATCCATAAGATTAATATAATAACTCCCAATTTTTCTAGGGATATTATATAATTCATTTTTACTAAAGACACCAACAATAGGTAAATCAAGTTTTTTACAAATTCTTTCTATATCAAAATTTGTTAACATATAATTATATTGACAAATTAAATATTCTATAATAAATTATCTAGGGTCCAAATAATCCAACACCACGACGAGGTAATCCATATAATCCAGCACCTCCATAACCAGAACTAGTTCCTCCCATTTGTGTATAACTTTTTGGTACAAATGGATTCATAGCAGGTGAAGATAATGATTGATAAGGACTTAATGTCATTTCAGTTGATGATGGTCTAACTTTTGGATTAACCCCATATTTACCTGCTGGTGGTGTCTGCTCTTGAATATTATTATTTAAACTTAAACCTCCAAAGTTATTTCTAAGTGCTCTTCTAAAAGGCAATGAAACAGTTGCTAAATCTCCTCCTACTTTGCGGGGTCTGCCACGTTTTCGTAATCCTATACCAAGTGATTTATTGATTTGATTACCAACATAAGAACCACCAGCAGAACCAGCCATTGAACCAACAGGACCTAATTCCGCTCCTGCTATCCCTCCAAGTGTGCCAGTAATAGCGGGTATGGCATAATGTGCACCAGTTTTTAAACCTCCTAAAATTTTCTTACCCATATCTTTAAAACTTATTTTTCCACCTCCTTTTCTATTTCTAATTGACGCCATAAATGCTTTTGCTTCAGCACTTCCTTTTTTAAGTTTACCTCCAGTTGATTTCATATGTGCTTTCCCAAGTTTTTTACCACCATTTGAAAAACTTGCTTGTAATGCTTCTTTCGCAACACCTCTATATTGCGCTGGTAGTTCATCTATTTTATTATGAATCGCATCAAATGCAATTTCTTTAGCCTGACCCGATGCATCACCATATAATTTTTTAGCACCAATATCAATTGATTGATGTTTAATAGCGTCCTCACCAGCACGTCCGAGCATATCCCCAACCATATGACCTGCTTCAGGATTCCCAAAATAAGCCCCAACAGCAGTACCTAATGCATCAGCACCATAACGAGTTGCTTGTTGTGCGACTTTATTTATAACAGGATTACTTAGTGCTTTACTAAGTGTTTCACCAGCAGATTTATATAACTTCTTTGCAGAATCAAAAAATCCATAACCATGGTGAATAGTGTGATGTATTTCTTCAGGATGCATTTGAAGTTTCATACCTTTTCCTTTGGTATATGCAGTAAGTAGTTTTCTTGCATTATGTGGACGAAGCATAATTATATGTTCTCCAACTCCTGACCCCATATGTGCTAATGGTATATTCACAGGTAGTCCAGAAAGCATTTTTTTGATTTTTGTTTTCGCAATATGAAGTTGATGCGGAATCATACTCCCATCAACTCTCGGTGCTATCATCATATTATGAGGCATTATATAATAACATGATATAATAATTTAAATATTTATTTAAATTAATATATTTTAAAAACCCGTATTTTAAATTCATTTTTAAATGTTTTTTATTCAATTCATTATAGTTTCTATTCAATTCTAGCACCAGTAGAAATATCAATAGTTATCTCTCTGTTGAAGATTACGAAAACCATTATATCGCATGCTATTAATGACACATTTTGTCCTACAATTTGAACAGACCTAGAAACACCTTGTTCTGAAGGTAAAATTCTTGCAGCATCTCCATAATAATATCTATAACCACTTGAAAACATATATTCATTCACAAGACCAGATGCTAAACCTGTAGTTAAACCACCATTAATTTGATTAGATTGATTTAGTTGTTCTAAAAAAGCCTCATAATCGTACATTTCATTATTTAAAAACAGATTCACTCCCGAAATTAAAATATTGAATGAGGTAAATGTAATTGGGTCAGGCATTGATGGAGAAGATGAGCAAGGGTTTAATGTTGAGTTGAAAGGAAGATTATATCCATCTTGTGTTTTAGAAATAAATGGAACAACTAAAACACCGCAAATATTACTTATTCCATTACTAACAAGGAAATTAAAATTATCTTTTGATTTCACTCCATTAAATTGATATTGAAAAATATCTTTATACATTATTTTTTTAGTTGGTGTTAAGGAAAGATATTTTGATTCTGCTAATGGATTCATGTAATAGATTGGAGCGTATAATCTACATGATGCTAATGCAGTTGATGAACCAATTGCTCCATTATTAGTATTAAAATTATTTTTAAATATCGCTACAGTTAAAATATATTTGTTTGTTCCTGCTAATGCGGGTAATGTTGATGTACCACCACCTGCAACAGGAGATGTAATCATAAGAGGTGTTGAAAGTCCACCAACAACTTGCACATCTGAAATGTTTAATGATGCTTGTAATAAACTACCATCAGTAGCATCGGTTGATGTTGGGTCAACATTAAAAGATACTTGTGATTGATTAGTATTAATATAAAAACGAATTGTTGAACCTTTTAAAAGTGGCATTTTTTCAAAGAAATCTGCCAAATCTTTTAATCTTAATTTTGCGTATACCTGCCAAGAATAATTATCAACACTTGCTTGTTGTAATCCATTTCTATAAACAGTATTACATGTACCAGCATTATTAATACTACCCTGATTATTACAATTAGCATATGGATTATAATTATTATATTGTTGTCTTTGAAATAAACCTTGATTATGTTTATATATAGTTCCATCACCATCATATATAATTGGGTCGCCTGGTTGGAGTAAAAAATCAACTGCAGTCGAACCATTTACAGCACCAGCACAAATTGAATTAGGAAGAGTATAAGCACCCTTAGCATTAATAGGTACTAAAGTAGCACCAACATTAGAATTATTATTATTATTTGTAAAAACTGTATTTCCAAAAAATGCTGCAGTATCACCATAAGCCCAACTATCGGCAGTATCTGGATAGAAACCAGTGGTTGGACCCACATTATTAAGGTCGTCTAAACTAAAACTTGTATTTGCTTTAAATGATGTGAAAACATTTAAAAATGGTGTTTGTTGTATAATATTTTGATTATTAAATTCAACAGTCATAGAATTAATCATATTCCAAAATCCTGATTTAAAAGCCCAAGCATAATCAGCCAAAGAACCATTCACAGGAAGAGCGTTAGAACCTGCAGGAGCGGTTAACTGAACTGTTAAAGGCATGACAATGAAGCCCTCTTGATATGAGATATAGCCACCTGCGTTGGAAAGTGGAGTTGAGTCAATTACAACCTGACTTGTATAGTTCTGCGAATTATTGTCATTTACATAAACCCATTTTTTAGAAATGAATTCAGAGGTATGAACTTCAGTATTCAAACTTTCTTCATAGACTAGATTATCAGCCATTCTATATATATATAATAACATGATAAAAAAAATTTTTAAATTAAATTATTTAAATATTATTAAATAATTTAAACTAAATTATAAATCTTCATAAATCTTCATAAATTTAAAGATATATATTTTCTAGGTTTGCCCGACCTAATTTTAAGATGGTCCATTTTTTGAGTAAGGTGTTGCATTGGAGTTTTATTCACATTTTGTGCATTATCATGCATCTCTTTTCCAATACCATAACCTTCACTTTTATTTCTCATTAATCTAGCAAAACCCCCACGTTTATTTGGTTTTATATTAAATCCTCCACCATATTTACCACGTTTTAGAAGATACATTATAATAAACTTAGATATTTTTTTTTTACGTATATCCTAATTCTGACTTATTTTTAACAATCAATAAGATTAACATATTAGGGTCTTGAAAAACAATAGGATTCCCTAATTGGTCCACAAATGTGAAACGTAAATTAGTATAATTACCATCTTCTATTTTATTAAATGCTAATTCCGAAATTTGAATTGAGTAGATTGTTCCAAAAGCACTACTAGAAGGTGTTAAACTATAAATTAATTGAGATGGTATAGTTAATCTATTATTTACTAAAGAACATAAACATAAATAAGATGGTTGAGGTACAATTTGAGGAGCAGTAGCAGATAAAAAAGATTGTGTTGCATCATATGTAGGAGTTTGTATTTGGTCTGGTGCGACTCCCGATATAACTCCTGATGGGTAGTTTCCAGCATTATAACCAATTACATTTTTAAAAGCATTATTTTGAACTATGAAGATAGGGCATATAACATTAACAGGTAATTCCCATGTCGCATCTGGTGGTAGTGTCCAACTATTATCAGTTGCTATTTGCTCACTAATTTGAAATGAATTAATTTGGTCAGCATATTTTGATACATTAACAACAATTTCTAATAAGTATATGTAAGAAGTTCCACTAATTAAGTAATGTGTATTAGATGTCATTACATCACGAAAATAAGCCATAATATCTTCTAATTCATAATATCCGTCAGGTATAGTTATTTGTGTGATACTACCATCAACCCATTGATAAGCAAACTTATTATTATTATTTGCTTGTGTAATATTAAAAACTGATTGGTATAAAGAAATTTGTTGTACGGCAATTAACTCATCTTTGAAAGAGATACCTCCTAATGGAAAATCATATTGGAATATGGAATTACCTGTATTTGCTACAATATTATTCTGATTTAAGATTACAGTTCTAGGCATATAAATATAATTAGAAAAAATAAGTAGATATTTTTATTTTATTCGAGTTCAAATAACATATCTAAACCTTTTTGTCTAGATATCCTCCCATTACTAACATACTTTTTAATTAATGTTCTTGCTTCTTTTAATATTCCTGCGTTATCATTTCCCGCATTTACCTCACCTATTAATAATTCTAGTCTTTTAATTTCTTCTTGTTCTTTATCATGGTTAGATGTTTTCAATTTTAAATCACTCATTATACCTGCTCCTCTTACTGCTTTTAAAAAATGGTTTTGTTCTGGTTCAGTTAATGTTTTATAATGCCTATCATTCACTCTCCCACTATCTAATATATCAATAATAAAATCTTTATAATTGTCTTCAACATGAACAGGTTTTATTGATGGAATGCTTCCTCCTGATTTATGTTTTAAATTTAATACATTATTATTACGAAGTTGAGGCATATGTATAATATACTTACCAAACTGTCTAAATTTAGGTTCGTCATTTCTAACTTCTAAACCTTTCCCAATCTTAATTCTTCTTTTAATGAAACCATCTCCTGACATTTTATAGTTCTTTCCATTATGTGAGTTAATATCAATATGAACACTTTTTTCTTCATCACTTGAACTCTCACTATCTTTTTTAGATTTCTTTTTTGCTTTTTTTGGTTTAACACCCCAACCTTGTGTATTACCTGTCATTACAGGTTCATCATCCTCATTTCTTTCAGAATAAAATCTTGTTTCTCCTCTATTTAATGGTTGGTAATTAGGGTCTTTATCAAGTTTTAATTTTAAATTTGGTAGTTCATGGGCTAATATAAGTTTTTCCAATTCTGCTTTTGAATATCTCATTTCAGGTTCTCTATCTGGCTCTCTTACAAATAATAAATACTGATTTAAACTAGAAATATTATCGTCTTCTTTATATTTGGATTCAGATATGTTAAACTCGCTTTCTTTTCCTTCATTTATTCTCATTAATTGTGATGGATTTTCAAAAGAACCACTACTTAATAAAGGATTTCCTCCAACTAGCCATCTACCTGCATTAAATTCATTCAATAATTGGAATTGTCCATTATGTATTCGTATTCTCTGCCCATTTCTTAAAAATGCTTCACCTGTAAATGTTTTCCTATTTTTAACAACTTTTACTGGTTCATAAATTATATTATCATCCGCATCATTCGAACCATTTGGTGGTTTACCATCAATTGTTGGTGGTGATAAAAAATAATATTCATCAAATAGTGAATTTGCATCATAACCTTCATCTTCAGGAAAATATTGTTCATCGTTTCTTGAAAAATTTTCAATATTACGTGCTAAATAATTTTGACTAGCAACTTTTATTTGATTAGTTATGAATTTTAATTGATTATCTTTATTTCCCACGTCTAATCGACCCATATTTTGTTGTATGCCTGCTCCAACTCCTTGTATTAAACCGACAACTTCACTAAATTTTTTCTCTGCTTTATCATCAAAATTAGAAAATAATCTGGATAAAATGGTTATGAATTTTTTATATTTTTCTAATTCCCCATCTGTTTTTTGTGCGAATACAATTTCTTCAAAATCATCAGGTGCTAAACCAAAATTTTCATCAACACCAACTGCTTTTGCTGGTCCTTCATATCTCCCATTTATCATATCTAATAAAATTATAAGTTTTCTAGTAGATGGGAAATTATACCTTGCTAATAAAAAATTAATATTTTTATTAATAAAGGTTTTTTCAATATTCGGTAATGTCTCAATATTACGAATCTCTTCTATATTAGGTGAATTTTTATAAATATACTCTATTAATGCTGATATACTTTCCACTTCTTGTTTTACTAAGGCATCCTCATATTTTTGTACTCCCATTCTAATAACACCTAAAATTTCGCCTAATAATTCTTTAGAAGGTAATAAATCAACTGCAAAATTTGTATCATTATTGAAAAAATTAGTTGATGTTGAAGAATCTACACTTAAACCAGTTGATTCATCAATTTCAATAAAAAATTTTTCAATTACTTCTATTATTTGAGATGATTTAACTAAACTTTTAAGATTTCTATTATTTTCAATTTTCTTTTTAAATGCTGGAAAGTATGAATTGAATTTAAAAAATGCTCCATCACCTTCCGCTAATTGAGACATATCTATTGCAACTTGAGATGCTAGGAAGTTATCCAACCCAAGACTTTTTAAATGGTCAATTGTTATTTTTTGTTGAGCCATAACATCTTTTTGTATTTCAGATGATGTCTTATATTGTTCTGGCATAGGTGGTGGTTTATTAGGATTCTTGAAATCTGCTACACGTTTTTCTTTTATTGCTTCATTATCTATCTGTAGTTGTAGAATTGTGGCTTGTTGTTTTTTTAAGTTTTCTAATTCAAATAGTGAATTAACATTTCTTATAAGCATTAATATGTATTAGAAAATATATTTCTAGAAAAAATAAAACAAAGTTTTAATTTTAGTACTAATACAATATCTTTAATATTGATATTTCTAGATATTTTTTTGAAATTTTATGAAATCATTCACTCAAGTCATATACATCATTGAAATTCTTTCTAAATCTATCTTTTGGTTCTGCGTCTAAGTCAACTAATAAGAAATCCTGTTTGTTATCCTTTGTACTATCTTCATATATCTTCATCAATTGTTTTTTATCAACTCCTAAACTGTATTCTCTGAGTATTCTAAATAAATCTGGTAGATTAGCAAGTTGTTTAATAACTAAATAAGTTAAATTCTTTCTTATCATTTGTGGAACAGCAAAATAACTTTGACTAATGTATACAAGGGAACAGTTCTGTTTTCGTGCCCTTAAAAAGAATTCTTCTAAATGTCTTTGATTTCTTTCTAAAACTAAATCATCCATTATAATTAATGTTTGGTCTTTTTTATTTATGTCTTTATCTAGGTCAGGTGCGTTATCAATACCTTCTACAACTGTTAGTCCTTGCTTACCAAGTTTATCTTCTAAGTATTCATATAAAGGTTCTTGTTTATTTTTTGTTATGATGTAAATGTCGTTAAATGTATTACCCATATTATGTATTAAATTTAATAGTGTTTGTGTCTTACCTGAACCAGATGAACCTATGATAAGCATTCTAAATGGGACTTTAATACCATGAACATTATAGTTAGGGTTGTGAGATTTAGTTAAGTATTTTGAAGGAATCTTTTTGTACCAATCTAGTAATTCTGCCTGAGAAGATTTTTTACTTTTAGCCATTATAATATATTATATATAAATATTTTAATTATTTATTTTTTTATACCTTATTATTATATGGCTAGTTATCCACCACCAAACTCACAGAATGGTAGTATATTTAACCCTTCAGACTGGATTGCGGGTAATGCGGGAGGTATAGATACCGCTTATTTAAATCAACATTATTGTCAATTCCCAGTTGCTCAAGGTAATATGTCTTTTGCTGGAATTTCAAATACAGGTACAACAACAATAGGTCAAAATTTAGTTATGCAAGGTATTTATAATACAAATTATTTAGAGTTTCCAGATGGTACAAAACAATATACCGCTGTTGCTGGTAGTGATATATTAAATACAAATAATACATTTTATGGCGTTAATAATTTTTTCCCTCCTACTCAAGCCTTTGGCTCGACTTTAAATGAAGGTTTGACTTTTACAAATAATCAATATATTAATGGTTCTGGTGATACTGATATTATCGCTTATATACCTAATACAACTACTGGTTTATGTATTTTTGCATTAACTACAAATAGTGCATCTTTCGCCACACCTCAAATACAATTATTACCAGATGGAACAGCATCTAATTTTCAAGCATCTGCAGTTAATGGGATAGTATCAATAATTTCTAATAATACAGGTGGTACTATTCAATTAAAAAGTGATGCTGGAGTTCAATTAGTACATAATGCTTCTCTTAAATTTTCAACTTATGGAAATTTAACAGGTGGTTCAACTGGTTTGTCAAGTAGTGTTAATTTTACTTCTCCTTCAATAACAACTCCATCAATAACACAAACTACTGATGATACTGATATAACCATAACATGTTCAGGTTTAAATAGTAATGTTATAATTAATTCAACTGCTGGTTTGTTGTTAAAAAGTAATCCTGTGATTTTATTTGGTGGTTATGGAACTTTAACAGGTAGTCCAACTGGTTTAACAAGTAGTGTTTCATTATTTGTTCCTACACAAACTGCTTATAATAGTGGGACACCTTATGGTGATTCTACTGCTACACAAGCATTTGTTCAAAGTGCTATTAATAGTGGTGGTAGTGGTGATGTTTCACTTGCTGGAAATAATCTTTTTACTGGATTTAATAATTTTTATAATAATTTTGCTGGTGTTCAACAAACAAATAGAGGTTTAACAATTGGGGCTAATATGACTAATAGTGCTAAAGAAGTGGATATTATTTGTATTAATCCTTTAACCACTAGGGGTTTAAGTATTTATGCTCAAAGTACTGCTGTTTCAGATTCAACACCTGCTAAAATAATAGTGTATAATGATGGTAGTCCTACTGTTTTTACTACTGCGATAACTTTACCATCACAGACAGCATTTAGTGGTACATCCTCTTATGGTAATTTAGCAGCGACACAAAACTTTGTGCAGACTGCTATTGATAGTATTGGTGGTGGTGGAGGTGGTGGAGGTGGTGATGTTTATCTCGCTGCTACTAATCCTTTTACTGGAATAAATACATTTAATTCAAATGTACCTTCAACAACTATATCACAAACATTTCCTAGTGCTGCTACACAAAATTTTGCTACTATTGGTTATGTAAATTCAATATTTAATACAATTAATTGTACTTTTACTGCTGCTTCATATGTTGAACCAACTCTTGGTTCGCCTAATTATATGACTGCGTATATAATGGGAACAACTCTTTGGTATAGCGGTTCTGTACAATTTTTTGGTTATGGTTCTGCTCCTAAATTTACTTTTGGTTTTTCTCCATCATTACCTTACACAGTTATTTCAAATTTTCAGAATGCTTCTTTAATAAATCAATCTTATAGTAATCAATATACATCAATTAGTACTTCATCTGGATTTACATCAAGTGCTGCAGGCAATGCTTTTAATATTATATTAAACACACCATCACCTGCTTCAGCGACATGTTTATATACTTTTAATTTTTCAGGAATAACTGTAATACAATAAATATATATAGAATATTTGATAAAAAATTTATTATAAAAATTTATTTATAAGTTTATATATATATGAGTGGATTATTACCTGCGAACACAACATTACAACTAGGGGATAATTCTGGGAACATTTTCCATCAGGGTGTGTTAACATCTAATGTTAATGGAACAACTTTATTGACTGGGACATTTCCATCTACATCAACTGGTTCATCTACATGTCATTCCCATTATACTGATTCAAGTACAGGAGCATTAAAATTTCTTAATGCATCTGGTACAGGTGAAGGAGGTCATCAATTTTATGCTAGTAATTCAACAACTGCACCAGTAAAAACATTAGAAATAAATAAAACTGCTATGTTATTAAATACTTCTTTAACTAATGATTCAGGTAATACAAATTTAAGTTTAGCATATAATAACTTAACTTTTACTGATGATACATTCCAATGTTTATTAAATAATGAATCATTTATATTTTATTCTGGTGGTCTATCAAATGTTAGAATAAATAATAGTTCAGAGAATCCAAATATATTTTTTAATAATGGTATTCATTCATCTCAATTAACCGAATCAGATTTGACTTTTGATGGTGTTTCATTACCTACTGCTGTTGCATCAAATACAACTAACATCAATACGTTAAAAATAAAACAAACTAATTTAATAAATGTTTATAGTTCACCTGCTATTTATGCTGATGGGGCACCACCAACACCTGTTCCAAGTATTACTTCAAATACATATGCTCAATTCGGATGGTATTTTAAGAACTTAACTGTTGGATTAAAAATAAATTGGTATATGCCTCCTGCTACTGGAATGATAGTAAGTGATATTTTAGGTTTATATATGCGTTATTTTAATTGCAGTACAACAAGTAATGATAATTCACCTTTCATCGTCGTTTATACAAAACCGACTGGAAGTGGTGATGCTATACCAACTTTCGCACATTCTGTAATGGTTTATATAATTAATACAACACCTGTGGTGAATACATCTTATACTATGTTTATGAATGCTAGTGGGACATGTCCAAATCCTTCTGCATACGCTTCTAATATTCAAACTATGATACAATCCCCAGTTAATAATCCTAGAGGACCATATGCACCAACTGAAAGTGTATTAGCATTTGTTATTGGTTCTAATTCTTCTTCTGCGGTTAATTCAGTTGATTTTATAGCACAAAAATTCGGAGTTATGACATCAAATGGGACGCAAGAATTAAGTTTTATGACATTAATATAAATAAAAATATATAGTTTAATTTTTTTCTAGAAATATCAATATTAAAATATTGTATTAGTACTAAAATTAAAACTTTGTTTTATTTTTTCTAGCATAATATATATAATGTCTCAAGTTGTAAAAGATAATATCGTGTATGAAGATGGTAAACCAATAATGGAATTTAAAGGCTATGAAGAAGTAGAAGTTGATGAAGAATTTGAAAATAAAATTAATTCAATGTTTTGTGGTGCACCTGCTGAATGTATGGATGATAAAACAAAAATTAAGAAAAAAGAAATTAAACCAATTGATTATGGACCAATAAAAGATGCTGATGGTAATATAATTGAATCATTACCTGAGCAACCACCTCTACCAACTCCTAAACCTTTTGTAAAAAATTCTATTTTTCATTAATTAAAATTTATATATTAAAATATAGTGTATTATAATATATGAACTTTCAAGAACGTTTCCCTCCAGAAGATGGTATATGGATGTTTTCCGACCCAAGACGTGCACAAGCAAAAGCCTTTGAAGTATATGGACCAACTGCGATACTATTAAGAAGTAAAACTAAAAGTAAAAAATATTCTATTATATCTCCTGAAGGTAAAATTATAAACTTTGGTCAAATGGATTATGAAGATTATACTAAACATAAAGACCCAACCCGTAGATTAAATTACTTAAATAGAAGTTTTAATATTAAAGGTGATTGGAAGAAAAATGGTTATAGTCCTAATAATTTAAGTAGGAATATATTATGGTAATTTCATGTAAGATTATCTACCTATCTCTCTATCACCTTCAAGACGTTGTAATACATCTAAAGAATGTTCTGTTAATGGATTTGATGTTTTTGATGGTATAATTATTTCATTATAATTTTTAGGTTGAAATGGATTTAATGCTGAAATATAATCACCTCCAGATTGAACATCATATTGATTTTCTTTTCTTGTATTACTAAATGGACGTGTTGCTTTATTTAATGTTATTATTTCATTTGTATCGCCGCCTAATAACTCGGCTTGAAGACCTGCTTGAGAATGACCGATAGTTGTGATGTTCTTACTTCCATATTTTTTCTCTGCTTCCTTTTGAACCTTTTCTGCTTCTTTATACCTTGGTGTCATTTTATATAGTGTTTGTCCTCCAACAGCATATACAGCATTATTCATCCAATCAGAAAAACCTGATGTTCCTTTATGTGCCACAACTGTTTGATTAGTATTTGGATTAACATATACTTTAGATGTTTTAGAGGATAAATTTTTATCTAATATAAAACCGTCAACTTCATCTTCAGGATTATAAGAACTTTTTAATAAATTTTTAAAAGTAGATATTTTTAATTTACCGCCATTGTGCACCACCATCTTCTTTTTGAATGTAGGTAGGTTATGTTCTCCACGGTATTTTTGTTTTAATCTATATTGTTCTTTTAAATTTGCTTTTGGTATTTCCTGATATGTTGTTGGTGTCTTTGAATTAACTCTCTTGGTTGGACGGAAAACAGGATAAGCATTTGGATTTGTCTCACCTAATAGAGGATTTACATCAACCCATTTTTCTTCAAACCATCTTTTTAAGTTCTTTGTTTTACCATCATCAGAATATGGAGGTGTATCTTCTCCATACTTCTTTTTAAATTGTTGCTTGTAATGTTTGACTATCGCACCACTTGCGAAGGCTGAGTTCTTCTTATATTTACTCATTATAAAATCTCTTGCTTCTTGGTACAAATTAGCATCTGTAGGTAAAGGCATTATATATTATTAATAATGACATTTTTATTTTTATCAACATACAAATATTTTTTAAATGTTTCTAATTCAAATAGATACATTTTACTCTTCCATCCATCACCACCTTTCACTACACGTTTATATTCTTTATTATTTATAGATGTTCTTATTTCTTCCGTAGGTATTAGATATAAATCATATCCTATCTCTCTAATTATAAAGTATCCATAAAAGTCTGATTCAGTTGTTGTTATACCTGATGGTTTATTATTACATTCATATTCAATTGCTAGATTACCTGTTTTCTGAGCCAATCTATCACACTTACATTCATACTTTACTTCTCTACCAAAGTTATCCATCACCGCTACATCATACGCTGAAAATCTACCTGTTATCTTGTCTACCACGTGTGCTGATTCAATATGATTGATTAATTGTCTTTCGTAAAATTCACCTAATTTTAAATCGTTTCTAAAACTCATTAATATAGTATAGAAAATAAAAAAAACTAGATATTTTATTATTTTAAATTAATTATTATTCAAAAAATATATAAACTATTATAATGAAGAAAAAAGTTGACTACCAAAATCTTAAGCACTATGCAAAGAAATATGGAATCAGTGTTTTATCTGGCGGAAAACATAAGAGTGTGCACAAATTAGCGACTGATATCTATAAATATGAAGTAGATAGGAAAGTTAATACTGGATTATATCCATTTACTCCAAAACGTTAAAAATACCCCGTCTAACTGGTAAATGGTTTGAAGTTTAGACAGTCTAAAAATTTTTTGCCTGAAAATAAAAAACCGGCATTTTTTGATTTAGCCCCCTTATTCATTTATATAATATACTAAATATTTTAAAAAACTATAAAAATATCATTTTATTAATCTTATTCATTTAAGATTTATAAAATAATTTCAAAAAGTGCGGGTGTTGCTTATTCATTATACTATTGCCTCATTATTTTCATAATCTATTACTATATTGCGGTCTAATGTAATAATAGGTTTAATAAATCTTTCTAAATTATCCGAATTAAATTTAATATTTTCTCTTCTTGTGAACATTAAAAAATTTTTTACATCTCTCACCCTCACGGCTTCCGTCATTGTGTTAAATACTTTATTATATCCTTTCATTCTTAAATGATAGGCGGGGCGATTATTTGCGTAATATATTATTTTAATGTTTCTTTCTCCGCTTTTATTTTCTTTATCTTTTCCGTTAAATATTATAAGATTACTCATATAATCCCTATATTCATCATAATTTAAATTTTTTAAGTTTGAAAATTTTATATTAGATTTATCACCATCTAAAAAAATTATATGTTCAGCATTAGGTAGACTAGGATTTTTAAAACTGTTATACACTAAATGAGAACCTAAATATTTTTTTTTACCTATACTAAATATTTTTATGTTATCTCTTCTAGATATAGTGCCATTTAAAATTCTTTCACCTTTTTTAAAGATACCAAAATTATTAATTTTATATTCACCCTCAACCACCGCCCAAGACTCGCCGAAAACTTCAGACATTATATAATATATACTAGATAAATTTTTAAATGTTTTTTTTATTTTCTTTAAATAGTAAAATTAATTATTTTATATAGGCTATTAGGTGAAATCATTATATAAATCACTAATTGATCAATTAGTGATTTATAAAGATGATATAATATTAGTGATTTATAAAGATGATATAATATTAGTGATTTATAAAGATGATTTTTTTATTATTAATTTATAAAGATGATATAATATAAGGGTTTTATTTTTTACATCATTAGATAATTTCACTTATAATATTTTAAATAATTTCTTCATGTTATTGTATCATTATATTTTAATGAAAATTTATTAATTTTCTTTAAAT